TAATTCATCTTCATTCTGGCGGTCATTCTCAGCCATTAGGTTCTATTGAAGAATTATGTAAAGATGAATTTGTTCGGGGGTTCAATGGATAACACACAGCTAATTCTTAATCAGGCAATCAGTGGTGCATTCACATCTTATATTATTGAATTTCTTAAGAACTCTAAACTCTTTCCATTTTTAAAGACTACATCATCTGAAGACGTTAAAAGATATTTTGCTTTGGCTTTCGCAGTTGCTACATCAGTTGGTTTGAATTATCAGTTTGAGCCAACTACTAGAATGCTAACTATTCATATTCCATTACTTAATGAGGCATTTCATAGTGTGTGGGATATCGCTAAGGTTTATATGTTTCAACAATTAACCTACAAATTGAATAAGGAGAAAGCAGCATGAGGTGGTCTAAGTTAGGGAAAGCTTTTTCAGTTGGGATGCACGTACTGGACGTGTTAGATGCGCAAGGTATCAAGATTAAGGGTGTTCCAGTTAGCAGTATTAAGACTGCGATTGAAACTGCTCTTACTAGTGGTAAGACTATCAAACAAGAACTGACTCCGCCTAAAGTTAATCCTTAATTAGATGCCTATCTCCATAGCTAATAATATAATATCAAGTGATCCCGGTAATGGGATGTTTGAAGATGTTCTTCGAGAGAAAAATATTAAACCTCATGAAGTTCAAGAAGAACTTCTAAGATTACCAGATCAAGTTTTTGAGGCACTCTATGGTGGAGCAGCATACGGTGGTAAGTCTTGGATACTCACACTATTACCCTTATTTCGAGGGTTTTATAAATTTAGAGGATACAAAGGTATTATATTCCGTCGTAAGTTTCCTGACCTTGAACGTGAAATCATACGTTTAAGTAAAGAATATTATCCTAAGACTGGAGCTAAATACAATGACCAAAAACATAGTTGGGAATGGCCGGAATTTAATTCATATCAGGACTTTGGACACGTCCAACATGATTCTGATATTTCAATGTATGACTCATCTCAGTATAATTACTGTGCTTTTGATGAACTTACTCACTTCAGTGCATATCCATATCATTACATGGTTGGTAGTCGTGTCCGGCCTAGCAGCAGCTTTAATATTGCTATTGTTAGAAATGGAAGTAATCCCGGAGGAGTTGGACAGACATTTGTATTCAATAGATTTGTTAGGCCCAATGAAGATGGGCATACAATTATTAGAGATATTAATACAGGACTTCTTAGAATTTTTATTCCAGCTAAAGCAGAGGATAATCCTTATGGAATGGAATATGATCCATTATATGTTAAGAAGTTAGAGATATTAAAATCTGTTAGTGAAGCTGAATACAAAGCAAAGAGATATGGAGACTGGCACGCTTATAAGGGAAGTGTTTTCACCACTTTCCGACCGATGCGATTCCCTGGTGAACCAGATAATGCTTTGCATGTTATTAAAAGATTCCAAATACCTGAATGGTGGCCGAAGATATTGTCTATTGACTGGGGAAAACGAGCTATGTGTTATGCGATGTGGGGAGCTATTGCACCAAATCATAAAGTTTACATATACAGAGAAAGAGCTTGGTATGGAAGAGATATTCCATATTGGGCTAGTGAAATAAGAGAGATACATAATGAAAATAATGAAATACCAGTTCATACAGTTCTATGCGGTAGTGCTTGGCAGTCTCGTGGTGGTGAATTAATTTGCGATGAATTTCAGAAATACTCTGATCTTGTTCCAAACAGTTCAGAGAATACTCCTGGAAGTCGCGTAGCCGGATTACAATTAATACATGATATGTTAAGGTGGGAGAAACGTACAAGTTTACGAGCTAAAGGTGAATTCTACGATTTAGCGTTATCTCAGGAAATTTATCGAAACTACGGTCCCGCCGCGTTAGATAATTATAAGAAACAGTTCTATGATGAACCAGAAGAAGATAATTTACCAGTGATACAAATTTTTGATGACTGTAAAGTTTTAATTGATACTATTCCAATGTGTATTTATGACGAGAAAAAGATTGAGGATCTTGCAGAGTTTGAAGGTGATGATCCTATTGACTGTTTAAGATATTTCTGTAAAACTGCTAAACGATTTCTTAATGGTGAAATAGGCTCTCTTAATAAAGCTGCATTAATTGATCAAGTTAATAAGCGATTCGAGGAGTCAGGTGATATGACAGGTTTCTATCGACAAATGGAAGCGATTGAGCGTCAAAATGAGTTAACATTGAATGATTGTATTCCAATCTCTAGACGCTCTCGTTTTGCAAGGAGGACGCATTGATTCGGCTTCTTCTTCGACTATTTGGTATTACTGATTTCGATATCTGTAAAAGTTGTGAGACTCTTAAGCAGCAACTTGAATATGAAAGAGCTGAGAAGAAACAGTTAACTGATATGTTATTGAATATTATTAAGCCTAAAGAGTTTGAGGCTCCTCCAGTTGAAATGAATCAAATTGCTCAAACTTCAGTTTTATTTAGTCGCCGTCGTGCTGCATTAGAAGCTAGAGATAGAGAAGGAGCTAAAATTCTTAAACAGTCTAAGAGTTTAGGTAAACCTGATTTTGTTACTGACCAAATAACTACTGAACGTTTAGAGGCTGAAATGGGAATTGTTGAGAAAGAAGGAACTTAATGGCTAACGCTGCACCCGCCGTTGTCACTGTTACATCTACGACTGGACCCGGACAGTCAGTTACAGCACAAGTATTTAGAGATGTAGTTAACGTTGAAGTTGATTTCAATCGTAACGTAGTAAAGCTTACTCGTTCTGGTTCTGCTGGTATTCAGTATTTTGATTTTTCAGCTATTGCTACAGTTACCTTTACTGTTTCAGGTGGTATTTCGACTTTAGCTTTTAGCTAAAATGCCTTTAAACCCAGCTATCACAGCTACAGTTAATATTACAGTAGCAGATATAAATGGAAATAGTGTCGCTAAGCAGTTTAATGATGTTGGTCAGTTACATTTTGATTATGACAAGGGTATGGTTAATATTGTTGATGTCACTGGGTCATTCTACTTTACTTTATTAACAATTACGACTTTAACGTACACAGTTGTTGCCGGTGCCGGTGCGCCAGTTACAACAGTCATAATGTCATAAGGAAAATATAATGCCAGCTAAAACTGCAAAACAATATCGTTTTATGGCTGGAATTGCTCATGGTATGAAATCTAAAAAAGGTGTTGGTCCTAGTGAAGAAGTTGCTGAGGAAATGGTTCATAAGACACCGGCTAAGAAGCGTTCGATGTTCATGAAAAAGAAGAAGTAATGTCTGAAGATCGAGAAAGCTACAAAGATCGAGACTTCGACGAAATCTCTTCTTTATTAAAGACGGTTGCCGACCACTTTGATAAAGAGGATAGAATAACGCGTGAACGCCAAATTAGGCACATGCGTCGCCTTAAACTATATTGGGCTAACTTCTCCCAGATTTATTGGTCGGAGCAAGCTCATGATTATAGAGTATATAATAGAGATACTAATTCAACTGATACTGATCAGGATTATTACGATAAGCCAGTTAACGTATTCAAAGCTTTCTTAGAAACTATCATTGCTGCTTTAAGTATTCAAATTCCAGCAATAGAGTGTGTTCCAGATGATGCTGATAATCCATTAGACTTATCAACGACTCAGGCTGGCGATAAGATAGCCGAATTAATCTATAAGCATAACGACGTAATGTTTTTATGGCTCCATGCTCTTTATATTTATTGTACAGAAACTATAGTTGGTTGTTATTCATATTCTAAACAGGATAAGGAGTATGGAACTTATGATAAGCCTAAATATAAAGACGAGGAAGTAGATGCTTTCGTATGTCCTGTTTGTAAATCCAGAGTTCCAGATGAAGCATTTTCTGCAAATGAAGAAGATGAATTTAAGCCTGATGACGATGATGTAGATATTAAAAATGCACTAGAAGAAGGTCCGATTTGCCTTGAATGTGGTACTCAATTAGATCCAGAGCTGCAAAAGAGTAAATTAATTATTACTCGTTTAGTTGGCGTAACTAAAGAACCAAAAAGTCGTATTTGTCTCGAAGTATATGGTGGACTATATATTAAAGTTGCTAACTATGCTAAAAAACAAGATGGGACGCCCTATTTGATTTTTTCTTATGAAACTCATTATGTTAATGCTTTAGAGAAATATCCTCATCTTAGAGATAAAATTCCGCATGGAGGATGGACAACTGCTGGAGTTAATGATCCATATGAACAGTATGGGCGTCTTAATACTCAATATCGGGGTCAGTTTCCAGAGGAAAATGTTACAGTCAAATCTTCTTGGCTTAGACCTGCAGCATTTAACTTCTTACCAGAAGCAGACTATAAGAAGTTAAAAAAGAGATTCCCCGATGGGGCTAGATTTGTAATGATTAATGATATTCCTACTGAATATGAAAATGAATGTTTAGATGATTGTTGGACTTTAACTGAAAATCCTATGTCTGACTTCTTAACTCATGATCCACTAGGAGAATTATTAACTAACATTCAAGATATTGTTAATGATTTAATCTCTTTAACACTACAAACAATTGAACATGGTATCGCTCAGACATTTGCTGATCCTGCTGTTGTTAATTTCAATGCTCAGCGTCAGATCGAAGCGATGCCTGGAACTTTAACACCTACTAAACCTGTATCTGGAACTAGAAATATTGGTGAAGGCTTCCATAGTATACAAACAGCATCGCTATCTCCAGAAGTAATTAGTTTCTATAAAATTATACAAGAGTTAGGTCAGTTTGTTTCCGGAGCATTACCAAGCTTATTTGGTGGTCAACAGGGTGGAAATAGCTCTGGAACGGCATCTGAATATGCAATGTCTAAAGGAATGGCTTTACAGCGCCTTCAGACACCGTGGCGTATGATGACTATTTGGTGGAAGAAGATATTTGGCAAAGCTATTCCATTATTTATGAAAGAAATGGTTGAAGATGAAAGAATAGTTGAGAAAGATGATCAAGGTAATTTTATTAACGTATTTATTCGCAAGGCTGAAACTGATGGTAAAATTGGCTCTATTGAATTAGAACCAAATGATAAATTGCCAATATCTGATGAGCAACAAGCTGATATGATAATGCAGCTATTCCAATTGAACAATCAAGAGATTATGACAGCTTTAATGGACCCAGATAATCTTCCATATATTGCTAAAGTTATAAAAATTCCTGGCTTTAAATTGCCGGGAGGCGATGATCGTCAGAAACAATATGAAGAAATTGTTGAGTTGGTCAATTCAACTCCAATTCCTCCTGACCAAGAATTAGTTGCAGCTTATCAGCAAGCCACTCAAGCTGCACAACAATCTGGTCAACAGCCACCTCCACCTCCTGAAGAAAAATCATCTGTTGAAATTGATGTTGACGTAGATAATCATCAAATTGAAGCCTCTATTTGTAAGAGCTGGTTAATTAGTAGTGCCGGTAGACTTGCTAAGCAAGAGAATCCTAATGGATATAAAAATGTTTTATTACATATGAAAGCACATATGGCTATTGTTAATCAGGAAGCCCAAGCTCAACAAATGCACGATGATCAGATTGCATTAGCTACTGGTGCTAAAACTAAAAGTGTCGAACAACAAACTTCAGGTTCTGCTCCACCAAAGAAGCCGGCACAACCTGAAAAAATAACTGAGGAATCAAATGCCCGAAATCCTGTCTCCTGACGCAAAGCCGGCAACACCTAAGACGGCTGATGAAATTAATGATCTATTTAAGACTATTGATGATGAAGAACCTGTTAAGCCTGAAAAGAAAGAAGCTAAGCCTAAAGAAGATGATGAACCTCCAGTAAAAGATGAAGAAGATGACGAATTAGAAATACTTGAGCCTGATGAAGATATTGAAAAGCTAGATTTATCTAAGCCGGATGAAGATATTGATATCGAAGCTCCGCCTCGTAAGAAAGAGATTCTTAAAAAGTATCCTGATTTATTTAAAGATTTTCCATTTATGGAAAAAATTATGTATCGGGATAGACAATATAATGAGTTATTCGGTTCATTTGATGATGCTAAAGAAATAGCTGAGAAAGCTGAAGTATTTCATGATTTCGAGAATCAGTTACTAAGTGGTAAGACAGAAGAAATTTTAAAAAATGTTAAATCATCTGATGAGAAAGCTTTTAATATTATCGTAGATGAATATCTTCCAACTCTGGCTAAAGTTGATAAAGAAGCATATTTTCATGTTGTTGGAAATTTAAATAAGCGTCTTATTATGGAAATGGTTCAGGAAGCTAATGATACAGATAATGATGATTTAAAACAAGCAGCATTACTTGTTAATCAATTTGTTTTTGGTTCTAGCAAATTTACTACTCCTACACTCCGCGTGCCTAAAAACGAAGATGCTGGAAAGAACGAAGTAGAGCAGGAAAGACTTTCTCTAGTAAAAGAGAGATTTGAAACATCTCGTGATGAGATGCAAACAAGAGTAGATAATAGATTAAGAGCAACTATCTCTGAATATATTGATCCTAGAAGTAAAATGTCTTCATATGTTAAGAAGAATGCTGTAAATGACGCTATGAAATATCTTACTGATGCTATTGGAAGTGATTCCTCTGTAGTTAAGAATTTAGATAAACTCTGGAGAGCATCATTTGAGAGCAAATTCTCAAAGGACTCGCAAGGCAAGATTGAGTCTTACTATCTCTCTAGAGCTAAAGCAAATTTGAAGAATGCGATTCTCAAAGCTAGAGCAGAAGCTCTAAAAGACGCAACTCCCTCAAAAAGGGAAACCGAAGAAGTAGAAGAAGAAACTCCAACGCGGAGAACTATTCCAACTGGCCGACCATCTCAGCCAAAGGGTAAGAACGAGATGAAAAAAGGTGAATCCGTAAGTGATTTTTTCATGCGTGACTAGACCTTAATGGTCTGATAGGAGTCTAAATGCCAGGTGCTGTTGTAGAATCTGTTGTTGCCGGAACAGAACTTGAAAAGGTTCTTCCGAAAGTAACAACTGTGTTTGAAAGTGATGATGGTTTCTTAGGTAATATTAAAAAGCGTGATGTAGAGGTAGTTTCATATCGTGAAATGAGAGCACCTATGGAATTACGTCCTGGTGGTAGATTCCAATATTTTAATCCTGATGGTGGAGATATGGGACGTGGTGGCGGTCCAACTTGGGATAAGGCCGTTCTACGACCTGTGTTTCTATCAGAGAATATTGAATATACTAAATTAACTCAGTGGTCTACTGATGACCGTCGTAAATCTGTTATTAACGCAGTTAGGAGATTAACGGCAGGTGCTACTGTTGAAATTAAGCGACAGTTAGATGCTCAATTACAAGGTACTGGTACTGGTCAGGTTGGAACCATTAGTGTTGTATCAACTAGTGCTGGTGTAGATACTTATACTCTTGATACTGAATATGGAGCTAGGTTAGTTCGATATGATCAGGTCGTTCAAGTTTATGATGCTACATTAGCTACATTTAGAGGTAAAGGGGTTATTACTAAGTGGGACGTTGAAAATAAGATTATTGATGTTACTCCAGCTATTTCAGGTGCTATTGCTACTGATGTTCTTGTTGTTGATGGTATTTCCAATCCTACTGCTCTACCTGGTCTATATGGTGTTCAGTATCATCACAGTAATGCTTCTACTGGTACTTGGTTAGGTTATGATAGGGCTACTACTCCTGAAATTAGGTCTAACCGTGTTAATGGTAATAATGCTCCTTTATCTTTACCTTCACCTCGATTAGCTATTAATAAGATTGGTAATAGGGTTGGTATTGATAATAATTTTGACCCTACGGCATGGACCCATCCTTGTCAAGCACAAGCTTATGAGGAAATTGGGCAGTTAATTTCTATTATTCATAAAGCACCTAAAGATGAAGCTCTTAACATGTATTTTGGTGATAATATGCAGCTTGCTGGTGCTCCTATTAAGACCCACTTTAACTGGTCTAAGAAACGTATTGATTTTGTTGTTAGTTCTGTTTGGGGACGTGCTGAAATATTGCCAATTGGCTTCTATACATCAGATGGTCGTCGTATTTTTGAACTAAGGGGTGCATCTGGTGGAGTTGCTGCGGCTGATATTTTCTATATGGTGGTTGGATTCCAGACATTTGTTTTGAATCCTGCTGCTACAGCATATATTGACGCATTAGCTATCCCTTCTGGATACTAGGAGAAAATAAAATGAGTGATAACCTCTTCCAAAATCTTTCTTCTGTACAAAGTGATAAACAGCCTACTCCACCTGTAATTGCTTCTGCTGCTACTATTGCACCACAGACATTTCTTAGCACTATTTCAGGAACTACTCCAGTAACTACTATCACTCCTCCTGTTACGGGCGCCCATATGTTAGCATTTAGGTGGACTACTGGAACAGCGAATGGTTTTAATACTGGAGGTAACATCGCTATTGCCTACACTACTATCACTAATAGACCTGTATTACTGTTCTATGATCCTGTTACTGCTCTTTACTATCCAATGACTGTGACGTAAATCAAATGGGAGATGAGAGGTTTAATTCTGAACTTCTCATCTCCTTTCTCTGGCGCCGCAAGGCGTTGGCTCAGAAAGAGCTGGAGAACTAAAAATGACAATGCGCAATTACTGGAGAGAACAGCAACAGATTGATAATCGAGTTGCCTTAGTTGGGAATCAAGTTATAAATAGAGTATGGTATCTGTTTCCTCAAGGTGGTGGTCCAAGAGGTTCATTTACTACATTTGCTGACTTATCACCTAATCTTCGTAATAGAGATTTAATTCTTTTATCTGGTGTTCTTAAAGAGCAGGCTACTGCACCTGTTGTATATGATGTTACTGTATTAGGTTCTGCTAATGATCCAAGACAAGCTACATCTGGTGGAGTTCCTACAGGTGGTGGAGCTTCTTGGTTAGCTCCTGCTTCTCCTGTAGCTACTACACCATTAATTAGAGTTGTCGCACAAGGTTGGAGTTTCGTTAATATTCAATTTGCTCCTGTAGCTGCTTCTGCTTGTATTACATTTGATAGACGTGAAACTACAGCTATTCCTGATTCGTCTCATGGTTCTGTTGAAGATTGCTACTTTACTACAGGTGGCTCAGCAGGTCATGGTGTTGAACTTATCGAAGTTAAGAAAATTAGAATTGAAGGTTGCATATTTGAAGCATTAACTGGTGCTGGTGGTCATGCTATCAAGTCTACTGCGGGTGCTGGTATTGCAAATACAAGTCATGGTACTATTCGTGGAAATAAATTTGTTCAGAATGCTAATGATGTTTTCGTAGTTGGTGATCGCTATCTAGTTCAGGGTAACGTGTTATATTCGACTAACCCTGTTACCGTTGGTAATCGTATCAACTTCTTAGGTGGAACTGATACTGTTGTTATCGAAAATAGATTCAAGGATGTTATTGCTGATATCACCATTGCTAAGGGTTATAAGTCTGGAACTACAGGACAGTGGAGTAATATGGCATTTGATTCGACCGTTCCTATTGCTACTGTTCCTGCGTAGGATTAATCTCTCTCGATAAGAGCTAGGCTCATCCCCTTTTGTAGCTTTTAGGGTGAGAATCTAGTAAAAGAAAAGCTACACAAAAATTTTATGGAACTTCGAGAGCCAATCGCAGACATTAATAAGAAGTTAGTGGAAAGATATGGAACTGAATTTGGTAATACTCCTAGATTTAGAGTCGTGTTCTCTGATGATCAGTTTGAGAAACGACTTACAGATTTCACTGATGAAGGCTTTGAACTGATTTATCCAGAAGTTCGTGAATTACCTAAATATAGGCAATATATTAAAGCTAAATACATATTAGAGAGATTAGTTCCCATCGTTGGTGAAACTGATCTTGTATCAAAGATTTCATACGAGCCGGCTTGGGTATTCCAAGATAAAAATGGTAAGTATCTTCCTCCCTTCTTTGATGGGTGTATGCACGTAATTGAATCATTACTTAGTAATATTCAAGGTGCTAACACTTTTACAAGATATAAAGATAAGAATGTGTCTCCAGAAGAGCATTTAGCTCATATTAAGAGAGTCGAAGATGATTTATTCGGTAATGAAACTGATGTAACTGATCACTTATCTCAAGGAACTGGTATTATTGTTCCTGGAAACACCACGATACAATAATATCAAAAAAGAGAGGAAGAAATGTCTGAAGAAGTTGGAGTACCAATTCGAGCCGGTAACACCCAGATGGCGTTTACTAATGCTTTATTAAATAATCGTAGACTTATTAGGTCTGTTAAGAACCCAATGGATAAATGCACTATTGTAAGTGTGTTTCCTAAAGAAATTGTTGAAGTCAAACATACAATTGAGCCAGGTAGGTTTATTATTCCATCTGGAACATATGAAGAACCTGGAATTCTAGTAGTTGGTAGTTCTAGTTGGTGGAAAGATATTGATATTGATCAACCTATGTTAGAAATTCCTGTTAGTAGCATTCAAGTAGCTGAATCTATTGTCAAAGATTACTGTAATGGAATGCTAGGGTGCGATATGGCTGATTGTATGCCGGGATTATTTTTTGCTTTAGGTCCACATACTAGTCTACAAGTTAAAACTAATTTTAAAACTGAATTAGAAAATGCTAAAAATCGTCAAACTAACTGGTTCAAGGTTTTAGTTCGTCTTGCAGATAGTCTTTGGGCACGTTCTAACAATAATCCTCTTGTAATTCATGATGATATGCGTCTAGCTGCTAGAGCGTTAAATTTCAATGAGAAACCTTGGTTAAGAGACTTTCAAGCTGCTGAACTCAAGCCATGCAAATTCTGTGGTAGCTTGAGGAATCCTCTGTATCCTATTTGTCCTTCTTGCAAAGCTATTGATTCTGATAATCCACTCTCAAAAGACATTAAATTTGCTGTATAATGTCAATAACATCTAGTCGCACCGTTCAGATTCAATTCTCAGGAGATATAACTGTTGGATTAATTCAGTCAGCATTAGATAATGCAGTATCAGCAGGTGAAGCTATTATTCAAACATTAGCTTCTGGACCTAATACGATAACAGCTCCAGTTGTTAGCGGATTAGTAATAACTGGCTTAACAATTATCCCCCCTACTGCTAATACAAATTTAATTACACTTAAAGGAGTTGGTGGAGATACTGGAATTCCATTACATTTAACTGATCCCACTAGCATAGCATTAAATACTACATTTGTAAGCCTAGTACTGAATGCTGCTGCTACTATCGTAGGAGTTCGGCTCATCTGGACATAAAAAATGCCTAAACCAAATGATATAATTAAAATCGTTGCTTCATTGATGAATGATACAGGACAACAACAGTATACTAATACTGCTTGTTTACCATATTTTAATCTTGCACTGGATGAATTACAAGAGTTATATGAGTTAAATGATATTCCAATTACAAATGAGACTAGTAAAGCTATCAAAATTAAATCTGGTATTGATAGATTAGGAATAGACACAGTTCCTGCGCTGCCATCTGATTTCATCGAGCTTCAACAACTATGGGAGTCCCCAACCGGATTAAATAATTGGACTCCAGTAGTCAAGAAGGAGTTTATTCCACATTATTTAGAAGATAATACTACAATTTCCATGTTTTTAATTTATGCTTGGGAAGGTGGAAGGATCAATTTAGTACCTGCTAATGCTGATATTGACTTAAAATTAGATTATATTGCATCAATATTTAATACCCCAATTTTAATTAAAGATATTAATGTAAATCTTCCATTTACTAATGTTAAAACATACTTAGAATATAAAACAGCTGCTTTATGCTCAATGTTTGTAGGAGAAAATCCAACTAGAGCAATGGCTTTAGATGCTCTCACAGGCACAGCATTAAGCAGAGCGTTAGGCATTCCAGTTAAAGGTATGCAATCAATTATTACAAGACGTAGACCATTTAGAGCATCCTTTAAGAGAAGAGGAACTTCATACTAATTAATATGAGAGATCATACTCCAACACCGATTACTAACTTCAATGGTTGGTGGAAGCGTGGAAGCGAAGATGAAGTTCCATCTGATCATTTCACCGATTGTGATAATATTAAATTTATTGCTACTTCTTCTTTTGGAAGTCGTGATGGTATTGGTTTAAGCCAGGATGTCTTAGTTCCATTAGAAAATATAAAAAGAATATATAATTATGCAACTCAATCTGCTAATACATTAATTATTTTAGTTAAAAACACAGTTACTGGTTTTGGCGAAATATTTCATATAGTAGATTCAACTACAGTATTTGGTCCTTTATTAACTATAGATGGAATGACTGATTTTGCATTTCAACCATATGCAGGTAGAGGATATATTAGTCCTTTTGCACCACAACAAGCTACAACACCGGCTCCAAATATTGGATTAATTGCCACAGCCGTAGCCGGAGCTGGTGTTAATGCTGGATTACATCAATATGCTTCTACATTTGTAACACCAACAGGTGAGACTACTGCTTCACCTTTAAGATCTGTACTAGTTGTTGCTGGTCCTAATCAACAAGTAGATTTATCTGTTATACCAGTTGATCCTTCAGGAGTAGCAACAGCTAGAAATATTTATAGGACTATAGCTGCTGGAACCCAATTAAAACTTCTCACAACAATAGCAGATAACACAACTACTGTATTTACTGATAATACTGCTGATGGAGCATTAGGTGCTAATGTTCCTACCTTAAATACTGCTATTATTACAAGTTCATTGGGTATTGATAGAGGATTACAGGGTCAATTTTTATATGTTTATAACGGTGATGGAACTGCTGCTAGAAAGGCTGCTGGAGCTGCATTAGCTGGAACTATGACAGTAGGTAATGGTGCTGCTGGTCATACAGATGCAGGAGTTCATATATTTGGTTTTGTTTCTGAGACTGATACAGGTTATTTATCTCCACCTGGATTATTAACATCTTTCACGACTTCAGCAACATTATCTGTTTCATTTACTTCAGTTGATGTTTCACCTGATTCTCATGTAGTTAAGAGGCATTTAGTAGCAAGTCTTAGAATAACTGGATTTAATGGAGATTTAGAAGGGTATGATTTATTTTTTGTCCCTAATGCTACTATAAATAATAATACAGATTTATTTTTAAATGATATTTCATTTTATGATGCTGATTTATTATCAGATGCTTCACACTTATTTGATAACTATTCTGAAATTCCAGCCGGTGCCACTCTAGGCTTATATCATAATAGACTCTGTATTGGTGCTACTTATACTGATATTAGTTTAGTTTTAGTCTCTCAGGTAGGTGAACCTGAAGCAATTAATCAAATTGATGGACTTATCGTAGTTACATTAGATGGCAATCCTGTAACTAATACTCAAGAAATGAGAGATGTACTATACATATTTAAAAGATCAAGAACTGTTAGTTATGTTGATAATGGCGACTCTCCTAGTAGTTGGTCCGAAACTGTTGTAGACAATGCTCTTGGCACTCCAGTTCATGGAATTGCAACTGTTTTAGATTCTGGTAGCAACTCGGTAGACTTTCTCATCGTTTGTACTTACGCTGGTGTTACCATATTTAATGGCAGATATCAAATTCCAGAACTTAGCTGGAAAATAGAAAAAGCTTGGAGGGATCAAGCCAGAACTAGTTTTAGCAATATTCAAATCGTAAATGCTCCTATTCAGCATGAAATTTATATCGTGTCGCCAGATAAAAGTTTGTTAGTCGGTAATTATTCTAATGGTATGGATAGCAAAAAAATTAGATGGACACCGTGGTCTTGTATAGCACTATTTAATACTGTAGCTATTGTTAATATTGATCAAATTATCTTTGGATCGGACAGAGTGTAATGGGAACATTTATTTTAGCTTTTAATAGTGTTGTTAGTCAAGTTGGTTCTCCATGGAAAGAAATAGCTGGTGGCTTAACTAGTGATTCAGCATTATTAGCAGCTATAAACCGTATTGTAACTCCAGCGGGATTCGGTATCAATTCTGCTGATATACCTACACCAACTGGTCTTAATTCTGTAAATGCTGAATTTTCTGCTAAACCATTTGGAAATTCTTGGTATCTGGATGGTTCTGTTACTCCTATTGATTTTGCTAGTTTGCCTTCTGGTTTTACTGTAATATCAGCAATATTTGAAAGCACTATTAAACTTAATTATAGTGGTGCTGGCGGTGAAGTTACTTCTGCTACTGGAACTAGATCATTAAATGGAAATGTTGTTGATACAGTTGATGTATCTAATCTTGGAGATCATTTTCTAGATTTTGATATTATTACTAATGATCCTTCTACTAGTGCGTTAGATTTATCTACAATAACAGCTCTTGTTTCAATTGCAGCTAGTATAAATTCAGGAAATCCTGCTAATGTTGCTAGTATGCAGGTTTCAAATAATTCAAATCCATATTGGATTTTTGGAACTTACTCAATTTTATTTAACACCTATACTATTAATTCTCCTGTTCATATTGGAGACAGAGTAACCCTTCATTCTGATGATGGCGGAATTGGCATAATACTCATAAATGATGGTGAAGATAGAAGTGGTATTAATCTTATATTTTCTGGCGGGACTCATAATATAAAAACTGTTAATATAGTTGAACTCACTGATACCGATTTGACTTTTATTCTTGATGTTGATTTTTCTGTCGAAGAAACTGTTACTGTTTCAGCTACATTAAAAACTGGTGGCGTAATCCTAATAAAATCATTACAGGTTTTACTTTACGGCAACGTTTCTGGAGTATATACATTAGTTTCGGGTAAAACCACGGATACCATTTATCGTCATGATGGAACTACTACAGAAGTTGCAATTCCTGAACCATTCGCCAAGATTGGATTTATAGGTAACTAATGCCTAATTCATCATCTGGGGACGTTCTCCATTTTGGAGCTGTTAGATTTCGAGTTAATGGAAGTGGTAATCTAAATGTATCTATAAATTCGCTTCATAATGTAAGAATTAACAATTTATTTGATATTCCAATGTCTGTATTCTCTGATATAGAGCCACTTGACTTAGCTAATTTTTCAAATCAACGTGGGCAGATTAGAGTTGGGACTAGTAGTATCGGGGAATCCTTTGTTATTTCTAAAATAGTAGTATTCACTAAGTTCATATATTCTGGTTATCCACAATGAATTTAGATAGATTAAAATCTCAATTATTAACTAGTGGATTACAAGTTAAAGATCCTCCATTATTTCAAGTTATTAACCAATTAATAGATGAAGCTAAATCGACAGAAAAGCAATTAAACTCTTTTATTACTTCTACTACCATTACAAATATTAATGGTACATCATTTGCAAATGTTGGAGCAAGGATTAGTTTAAGATGTTAATTCTCGACAGTAACTTGAAATCATTGGAGATTTTGCTTGGGGGTGCTGTTACCACCAATCAATTGCCATTTACTGTATCTTATGTCGATATTAGTCAATCTTTATTTACATTAACTAGCATAAGCGAAAATGATGGTGTAACTAATGATGCTACTGCTGTATCAATGGTAACGGCACCCGCAACTGATTCTAGTCGCCAATTAAAATTCTTATCCATATATCAACTTGATACTGTACCAACTACTGTAACTATTCGTATTAATAACAATGGGACATTTAGAATAGTATGGAGAGGAACACTTCAAGTTGGAGATAATCTAATTTATACTGATGATGTTTTCGTTGTAATGGATAGTGCTGGTTCCTTACGTTCTAATTTTAGTTTTGGAGATCCTTTACAAGTAACTCATGGTGGAACAGGAACTTCAACTACATTTACACAGGGTTCTGTAGTATTCGCAGGTGCTTCTGGAATATATGGCCAAGATAATTCTAATTTCTTTTGGGATATTGCAAATAAAAGATTAGGAATATTGACAGCAGCACCGACACAACCTTTTTCAGTTGCAGAAAAATTCTTAATCAACTCAAGTGGATTAATTCCTAAATATAACAATATTAATACATCAGGATGGGGGATACCTGCAATATATGGAACTGGTCGTTCTACTGCCCAAGTTGCTGCTGTTGCTTCTGTAGCTGCTTATACAGTAGGAGCAACTGATGGTAGTTTCTTAGTTTCTGCTAATGTTAATGTCACTGTTTCTACTAATCATAATTTTACAGTAACAATAACATATACTGATGAAACTAATACATCTAGAACGCTAACTTTTGGATTTACTCAATTAAGTGGTGCTACTCTACTCACAGCCATTACAAATGCTACTGGAGTTGGGCCTTATGAAAGTTTAGCTTATCATATAAGATGTAAGGCATCTACAACTATTACAATAGCAACTACTGGAACTTTTACAACAGTAACTTATAATGTCGAAGGAAATATCGCACAGGTAGCATAATAATGGAATTAAGATTAGAGCGTCGAGAACTGAATCCAGATTGTATAATCGGTCAGTTATTTATTGATGGTTGGTTTGAATGCTTCACATTAGAAGATAAACCCAATAAGATAAAAGTAGATAATAAGACTTGTATACCTGAAGGTCGTTATAAAATAATTATTAATTATTCTCCACATTTTAGAAAGAATATGATGCGCTTATTAGATGTGCCTGAATTTGATGGTATATTAATTCATGCTGGTAACACAGCCAAGGATACCAGTGGTTGTATCCTAGTTGGCAAAGTTAGAGGATATAATATGATATTAGAGTCTAATACAGCACTTTATGACTTACAAGAGAAAGTTCAAGCTGCACTAGATTTTAAAGAAGAAGTCTGGATATCGGTGGAGGGAGTTAAATAATGGGGATCGCATCAGCTCAAACTGTTCCAAGTTGGCAATCTGTTGGTCAGCAAAGATCGTCAACTTCGCCAACATCATTATTTGGTAATCCATCTACATTCACAGCCGCTGCTGACCAGCAAGCTAGCGATTATGATAGGATTATGCAAAACTATCAAGATATACTTGCTAAAAATCAAGCAAATCCAGTAACAGCTGAGAGAACAAATGCTAATTTAGCGAAATATAGTCGATCTGCTGAAGTATCTGGATCATTAGCAAACTTATCAGATTTAGCAACTAGTGGTGGATATTCTGCTGGTGATATTGCAGATATAAGGTCTAGAGGAATTTCTCCTATCAGATCAGTTTATGCTAATGCTCAACAAAATATAGATCGTAGTAAATCGTTGCAGGGCGGTTATAGTCCTAATTATACTGCTGCAACAGCTAAACTTACTCGTGGATTATCTGATGCAGTATCTAGGGGTAATCAAGATATTAATGCTGGTATTGCTCAGAATGTAGCTAGTAATAGAATAGCAGTAGCTCCAATGTATTCTTCTGCAGCGCAATCTGAAAATGCTGCTAGAACAGGTGTTGATTTACGCAATTCTGATGCCATTAATAGGTCAGATGAAGGTAATGCAAATAGAGCATTAGAAGCTCAGAGAATGCAGCAGAGTAATGAATTAGGTGCTATACAAGGTCAGACATCTCTATATGGAACTACACCTGCTTTAACTCATACATTTGGTAATCAAGTAGTTCAAGCATCTCAGTTAGGTCAAGGACAGCAAGAACTCAATCAGAGAAAACAAGCTACTGTAAGTAACGCAATCTTTGGCCACAGATCGTAGGATTATTTATGACTTTCATGGAAAATCTCGGCAAAAACCCTACTGGTGGTAGTGGCATTTTTGGAGCTGTTGGAGAGCAAAGACCAGATTATGAAACTCCACTAAATATTGTAAATCAGCTAAAAGACAGAGAAATGATAGATTATAAGAATAAAGCTTTATTTGATGCTGATTTGAATGCTAGGCAAGGTATGAGAATGAGATCATTATTTGATCCAGAAGGTGCTAGACAGCAACAGAATCAAGGACAGCCTAATACTCAAGGTATGAATACTGTAATGGCTAGAGATCCTAATGAGATGACTGGCTATCAAAAGGGTGAACTTGGAATAAGACAGCAAGAGAATAACTTAGAAAGTCAAAGATTAAATCAGACTGGTAAAATGGGTCAGCAAGCTTTAAATATCAAAGATGCTCAACAGAAGCTGAATCAAGAAAAGAGTAATCAGATAGATGAACTTAAAAAGAGTGATCTGCAGCGTAAGATTGATGAGTCCAATAGTAAGTTAGAGTTAGCACAGCAAGCTCTAACACAAAAAGGTACAAATGCAGAAGCTCAATTACAAGCTCATAAAGATTTAGCCACGGCTATGGAGGAAAGACATAAACTAGAGCTAGAGAATAAACAGCATCAATTTGATATAACTAGTAAACAGCATCAAGATCAGATTGATGAGCTAAAAAAGAAAACAGAACAAGGTGCTACTACTGAAACTACTACCGAATTAAATCCTGATGGAACTAAAAAAACTGTAACAACTAAAAGAGGTGCAGGAGCTAAGACTGTAACAGTTAAAGGTAAGGATGGTCAATCATATCAAATTCCTGCTGATAAAGTAGATGACTGGAATCAGAATCACGCAGGACAATAGATGCGTAAAGTTAATTACGAAGATGCTCCTGAATGGCAACCTCCTAGCTATGCTACAGCTATAGATGATTCACAAGATGATGGAGAAGGGGGATGGAAACCACCAGAATATGCTTCTCCAGTAAAACCTGAAGAAATTGATAAACCTAGTGCATTAAAAAAAGCTTGGGATCGGGCTTCATCTCCATTAACAGAAGCTCCGACTAGAGCTGCTGAGTCTGTTGCTTCACGTATAAGAGGTAATGAATCTTCCAAAACAAGAAATATTCTAGCTGCTTATATTGAAGGTTTAGGTCATGCTACTTCTGGTTTAACATCCCCTTTAAATCTGACATTTGCTGGAGCCGGTGAAGGTGCAGCATTAGCTGAGTCTGTATTACCTAGAGTAGCATCAGCTCTGAGAACTGGAACTAGAGCTTTATCTGTTCCCGTAGCGGCTGAAGGTGTTAAGCATGGCTATGAAGGTGTAAAAAATAGAGATTTTAGTGAATTTATATCTGGTGCATTAGAAGCTGGTATGGGAGCATTAGGAATGAAAGCACATGCTCCTACAGCAGTAGAAGAACCTTCTATTCGTCAATCTAAAGAAATTCCATATAAATCTAATGAACCTCTTAATATTGAGACTCCTGCTAAAGTTACATTCACTAGACAAAAAGTAGCTGATTTCATAAAACAGAATCCTGATGCTAAGATGAATGAGATAAGTAAATTTATACAATCAGTAAAACCTGAAGAACCTTCTGCTGTTAAACAACCTTTTGTAAATCCATTCGAGTCTGAAAAGGCTTTGCCTACTCGTAGTCCTAATCTTGCTGCTGAGCATTTAACTCCAGAAGAAACTGTTAGACAGTCTGCTCCTGCAAAAAGTCAGGATGATATTATTTATGAATTAGCTAGAAAGAGATTTAATATGGGTAAAGAAATGCCTGCTACTGAAGTTCCTAAGCCTCAAGCTGAATTTCTTGCTCTCAATGAGCAAGGCCAGCCTATGTATAATATTGTTGAAGATGGTAAGAGATATACACATACTGGTCCTGAAGAACTAAATAAACGAGGTATTGAAGTACCAGAAACTCCCGAAGATGCTATTCCTATGAGGGGTGAAGATATTAGAAATAAGATGTTAGCAGATCAGAAAGGTGAAGCTTGGACTCCACCAGAATACGCTAAACCTGCTGAAGTTAAAGCTGCTGAACCATCATTTGAAGATTTACTAGCTAACTATGGTGGAAGTGGTCATCCAGAAAGTCCTGAATATGTAGGCAGAGTTTTAGGAAAGGCTGGTTCAGGAGAGCCTGGATTATCAGTAGAAGATAAAGATTTATATAAGCATGTTGTGTATCGTAATAAAGCTGGTGAGCCTATAGCAGTTGCTAAAATAGTTACTGATCTTGAAGGAAAGAATCTAGTTCAAGATTTAGCAGTAAATAAATCTAAAGGATTACTAACTGGTAGAGCTATGAAAGCTATTGGAGATAAACTAAATGAATTAGGAGCTACTGAATCATCTGGTACTATGTCTAAAGATGCTCAAAATTTCATGGATAGAATGAAAGCTAGAACTGGTAAAGAAGAGTCTAGAAGATATCCTGCTGAAGAAGCTATTGATTTAGGTAAAGCTGAGGAATGGAAACCTCCAGAATATGCTAAGCCTTCTGAAGAACCCCAGTTTGCAAAAACTACTAGTGGTGGAGTCAAGATTGGGGCTGATGTAGAGTCTTTAGGTAAAGTATTAGGTTCATCTTTATATGCCGGTAATATTACCGGAATTGCTACTAAAGAATTATTACAAAATTCAGTAGATGCAATTCGTCATTTAGATACTAGTGGAGAAATTAATGTCACTTTAAATAGACCAAAGAAATACGTTGAAGTTAAAGATAATGGTAAAGGACTGACTAAGGCTGAATTACAGTCAGTTTTTACTGATTTGGGATCATCTGGTAAAAGAAATGATGTCGATGCGGCTGGTGGATTCGGACTAGCTAAAGCCGCTCCATTACTAGGTGGAGAAAGAGTTGAAGTTACTTCAGTTGTTAGAGAGAACGGTAAATTATTAGAACATAAATTTAGTGGGACTCCTGCTGAGCTATTAAAAGGCGTTGATATTAAAACTAAAATATATGAGACAGATCGTCCTGAATATAAAACTGGAACTACTGTTAGAACTTATGTTCCTAAAGAAGAAGGATTTTATGATGCAGATGAATTTGCTAAAAATCTAGCAAAAAATTCTCCAGGTATTAAAGGTAAAATAAATTTAAAACATGAAAGATATGAAGGAAATGAAGCGAACTTTGAAACCCATAAATCTGATATTGATTTAAATAAAGCTGATATAACTAAACTTTCAGGTGACTTTGCTAATGTAGAGTTAATAGTTCCAGAAGGAACAAAATATGGTTCGTCTCAGGGTGTTGGATATGAAATTTTAAATAACGGATTATGGCAGGGAAAAGGTAGAAGTGGATATGAAGAATTACATGGAATTCCTGGCAGATTATTAGTTAATATTAAATCAAAAGTTCCAGAGGGTCATCCAGATTATCCATTTACAGCTAATAGAGAGACAATTCGAGGCTCCACCCAACAAATAATTGATAAATACATTGATGAAAATATCATTAAACCTAGTATTGGTAAGAGAGTAGATGAGTTAAAAAAGCTTTATAACTCTATGCAAGAAATTAATGTTGGTAAAGGCGAATTTCCAAATACATTTGGGCATAAAATAGCTATATATGATCCTAAAGGTCAGATAACTCCTGCTGAGATGAAACAGATTACAAGTGATACAGCATTTCAAACTTTAGCTGGAAACATAGCTGGAACATTAAAAGAGGCTATAACAGTTGTTGGAAATAAAATATGGACTGACCGTTTAGAGAAAATTGGTATCATTTTCGATGATAAGCTTCATGGAATTCACATTCCAAATCCTGGAAGTGGCAAGTCTGCTATTTTAATTAATCCTTTTATTGCTATTGAAAGGATGAGTCCTGATGAAGCATCAGCTAATATTTTACATACTATTCTTCATGAAATGGCTCATATCGAGCCGGAACGAGCCGGCCATAATGAATCTTTCACAAAACGTTTAGGAGATATTTATGGCAAGTTTGGAGCAAGAAGGTCAGTCGAAGCTCAAGACAACATCCTCAACTCAATCGCAGATAAAAATACCGGCCTCTACAATGGAGAAATACAAAAAGTATTACAAGCATATAAAGAGTCTAGGGGGAGAGAAGGCACTACAGAAGACCTTCTCAGCGGAACGGGAATTAAGTCAAGAGCTGGAGGAAAAGGACAAGGCGGAGTTCCTCCAGGTGATAAACCAGATGGAAAAAGAACTACTGAATCAGCCGTAAAGAAGCTATTCTCAGCCTTAGAAGAAGCTAAAGCATCTAATGAGGAACAACAAGCTATTAATAAAGTAGAAAGAGCTAGAAGATTTGCTGCTTTTGCAGGAGTTAAAGAAGAAGGTTCTATTGGTGCCGCTAAGAGCCTATCCACATTAAGAGGCGAGTTTGAAAAATCAGAACCAGGTGAAGCATTAGGATTAAAGAAAGCAGAAGCTGATGCTCTGTTTACAGCTATTAAACGCGCTCAAATTACAGAAGGTGAAAAAGCTAGAGGTTATACTGCATTATTCAAGCTTATGAATGGTGAAAAGACTCCTGTAAGGTCGGAATTGAATGTTCTAGATAATGTGTTTGGAAATGGATTTGGTAGTAAGATTACAGAGCTTCATGGGGGTATTGGAGCTGTTGGACTTAAAGTATCTAAACTAGCTAATACAATGAAATCCCTTCAAAATATGCTCAGTCTAGCGGCTCCATTACGACATGGAGCTGGTATGATTGCCAGAAAAGAGTTCTATCCTGCATTTCGTGATATGTTTAAATTCTTTGGTAATAAAGAATTTTACGAAGCATCAATGGATGCTATCCATAGTGATCCTCAGTATCTGGAATCAAGAGAAGCTGGATTATTTATTCGCAAGCCTGGTAGTGTATTAGAATCTGATGAGGAGTTTCTTAATAGCTATATTGGTAATATTCCTAGAGCTAGTGGAATTCCTATGGCATCGGCCGCATCACAGAGAGCCTATAATGGCTTCTTGAATAAATTAGATTTTGATGTATATAAGAGTATGACTAAGCAGGCTAAAGCTTTAGGATATGAAGCTACTGAAACTATTGAGATTGGTAAAAATAAAGATGGTAGTGCAAAGACGGCAACGGTCCCAACTAAAGAAGCTAAAGCTATAGCTCGTTATATCAATACTTCCACTGGTAGAGGAGATTTGGGAATGTTAAATAAGATGACTAATGAACTTAATCTTGTATTATGGTCCCCTAGAATGATGGCTTCTCGTATTCAAATGTTTACTAATCCTAAAATTTACACAAGTCTGCCTAAAGGAATGCGTTTAGATGGTCTGAAAAGTTTGCTAGGAATTGCGGCTTTAGGAACTACGATTGACACTCTAGGTTCTCTGGCGGGAGCTAAGATTAGTACTAATATCTTATCATCAGACTTTATGAAATCTAGATTTGGAAATAAGGTTATTGATCCCTGGGCTGGATTTCAACAGTATGTTGTAGCTACTGCTAGATTCCTAGCTGGTAAGACAGATTCTAAAGTGCCAACAAGTAGATTAGAAATCGCTGGAAGATTTCTAGCTAGTAAAGAAGCTCCTATGATTAACTTTGCACATACTATTTTAACATCTAAGTTCACTGGTAAAAGTGATAATCCAGCTACGGCCGGTAATATGACTACTCAGTATGGAGAAAAAACTAATATCCAAAGTCAAATTGGAAAACAGTTTGTTCCAATATTTATTCAAGATTTAAATGATTTAGTTAATGCTGAACCAGATTTTGCTCATAGTGTTGGTTTAGATACAGCTATGGCAGGAGCCTCATTAGCCGGAATGAGCCAAGACTATCCTGAAAAGAAGCCTATGGGTTTTAGAAAAATGAGAATGCGCTAGAGTCTTTCTATCTCAGCAAATAACTTTTCGCCTATAAGAGGTCTTTTATCGGTCCATTCTATCCATCTAAACTTTAAGTTTTCGATTAGGAGTTTAATCATTTCTTCAAGCTGAAGTTAATATCAATCATATTAGGATTATGAGCTTCATTATACATAATAGTAATAAGATTCCAGCAAGCATGAGCTAAATGATCTTCTTGATTGTCACCAAGTCTATAACGATTAATATGATCCATAGCATGATTTAATAGGTTAGTAGCTGGAATACCTTTCTTATAATTACAATATCCATATTTCGCAGCACCTTCCCCGTAAGTCTCTGCTATTCGTCTCTCAGCGGCCGGATCGATTAAATCAAATCGGTGAGGAAAGCGGTCGAACTTCTCTTTTCCTCTAACAGCTCCGCCTTTAAACTTTGTTTTTTTCACTTGTTTTTCCTTCTTTTCAACATTGGTTTTGCGCCTCTTTCAGCACGTTCAACTTGATTTTTACAAGAATGACAAATATATCTTTTCTTAATTCTATCCTTTACAGGAAGTAGACGTGTATACATATGTCCACAATCTAAGATAGCTCTATAGTATGTTCTAGTTTCTATTGCTAGCTTTACTACTTCTCTAATCATTTTTATCTTACTTTAAACCCATTATTTTCCAGCGTTTCTCTGATGAAAAACAAAGTCTGCCGTAACATATTTCGTTCTTCTTCTAGTCTTACTGATTCTTCCAACGCCTCGACAAAACGATTATGCTCGAAATCTCTCTCCGCCTCAACTTCTTCTAATTATAATTTTAGTTCATCTAATGTCATTTTTTATTCCCATATTTATTTCCAATAAGTGCTGCTATACATTTATGATGAAAATTCCCAGTATTCCAAACTCCATTCAATCCTACCATAACTTCAAATAATATTGTTTTTTCTTTATTTATTATACAAGTTTCTTTAAGCCTACCTTCATCAATAGTTTCTTTCCCACAAATATCGCAGAAGTACTTGATCATTTTTGTCCTCTCTGTCTGAATCTCATTAAAGACTCTTTTGGTTCACCCGCAAGATGATAAAGATAATCAGCATGCATCCCTATCCCTATCTTCTCTCTTTTAATCCAATTCATCTCCATTAATGTATCAATTATCTTATCTAAGATGATAGGATCGTAATCTCCATAACCTTTAACTAATAAATCTCTTCGCATTAAAGCATTGTCTGGAGCTGAAATTAAATGATCAACGATTCGTTTTGTCTGAGCCGCTAATGGATCTAATCCTCCGCCTTCAGCAGCTTTAGCACTTGCATATATCAATCCACTAATACGTATAATAGCTTCTCTAATATCAGACTCTATTATAATTGCATTATTCTCATATCTAGCAAGACAGAGACACATAGCTATCTTTAATACATGATCAGGTACGCGATTAACAAATCCAGTCTTATCGTTGTATTGAGCCTGTGTAGAACGCCACTCTTTTCGCCATGTATTGAAAGTTTTTCTAGCAGCTTCATCAGGTATTAATCTAGCTTTATTAGTGGCTATCTTAATGAGATGAGGAATATATTTAGGAACTATGTAGTTTGTAAATCTATCTTCATCAACAGACTCTTTCTCTGAGTCAAGTAAATCAACGTCTTTTGATCTTTTTTCTTCGTAAATAACCAAATTCCGCCCAATATAACCGCCCTCAATATTTGACTGCGGGATACTATCATAAAAATGGGCTGGTGATGATCCAAATAAACAAGTAATGTAAGGTTCTTTGAGTTTTTCGGCACCATCACCCTTCAGAAGATTTGTCCAATTTGGATTATATGCTCTATCATATAAGTCAGTTAATATTGTTAAGCTATCTGGATCTTGAATGATAGCAGTAGATAGCTCTCCATTGACAATGAACCCCCTTGAATCTGTCATTATAGGCTTACCCTGCTCAGAGCGTGTAGTAGCAAGTTCTTTTATTATGGCTTGTATAGAGCTACGTCCGGCTATCACCCTTGTGTTGTTTGCTGACTGGACTAAACGCTTCGCTAGGTTTACAGGAAAACCTTTCCCTAATCCACTCTCCCCCATTAAAATTACATATATATTTGGGTAATATAATAAGTTTCCCTTTAAAGTTCTCAAGGTATAAGCGTTTGCCGCCACCGCGGAAATACAACACATCAGACTCCAATATATCCAGCTTTCAGGCGTCTCAACGGCTTGGTGTTCTTCTATTAAATCCTGCACCCACGATTCGCTCACGATATTTCATCTAATTTACGTTTTATTCTACCATAGAGCATAAATGCTACCATTTCATTACCAACGGGCGGAGTTGAACTCGCTAAAATAGCACATAAAATCATAGCTTCTGTTATTGTAAATTCAATCACGACTTTATTAGAATCGACCAATTTTTCCTCTCTCTAAAGCTAAGTTATATATCTTCTCAAAATCAAAACTTCCTTCTAATTCAGATGCTCCAATTGCGATTACATGAAAATTGCTCTTAAACATTAAATCATTTATACTATGTGGATAGAAATATTGCTCTTGTTTTAAATTCTGGCTACTAGCCCATCGCTTAGCTTCAGTTTCATTTTTGGCGAAAACACAGATTTTTGTCATAGTTTTGGCCTATAAATCAATTCGATATTCTTGAATATCAAACCATTATTTTCTACTCCTAAACTAACTTGTTTATTAAGATTTTCATTAACATAATCAAATATAGCTTGACAGCAATTAGCATATGTGTCAGCATCTACTTCTATTGACCTAGGCCAGGGTCTATCAATAAAACCAAATTCGCGATTTAACTTATCTCTTAATTGCTGTGCTGTCATAAATCCTCGATGTGCTGTCTTAATCTTTTAATGAGTTCTAATACTGACATATCAAACTCATAG